GGGGGGACATAGCGAGAAGTCCTTAGCCCACTTATTCTTCCGCAACACCTGCTTAGTTTCTATATCGTAAGCTCCTGCTTCAGGCCCATATCTGCGTATAAGGGTATCTGTTAGGTTTAGAGCCTTTACATTAGTGCTTTCTGTGAGACGCACCATAACAATAACATCTACTAAAGCTTTATCCTGTACCTCTAAACCTTCCTTCTCTAGGAACTTTAGATCGAACTTGAGGTTATACCCAACTACGGTCTTACAGGTATTCATCACTTCCATAAGTTTAGGAAGTAAGTCGCTATCAAGGTTGCTATCTAACGTTTGGTGTCGGAATGGGAAGTAGTAGGTTTTACCCTCTACCCCCACCCCGACACCGCAAAGTTGGTTACCCCGTAAGGCATACAACCCATTAGTTTCGCAGTCAATTACCCACTCATCATAGTTTGACAAGTCGGTGATTGCATTATTGAATTCTTCTGTGGTTGTCACTAACACTAGAACGGCAGGTCGTCGTCCGAAGCAGCCTCAATACTCACAGCAGTATCCGGTACCGTTACTTCGTTAGAAACGGATTCCTTCGCTGCCCCATATCGCTCATTCATGTAGTCCAATACTGGAACTAGTTCATCTATCTCTGCAAGTTTTTCACTAGGGATATCTAATTCCCTAGGGCTTACTACTACAGTGTATGAAGTGTCCTGCATTCCCGAACCTGTGCGACGAACTCGTACCACACCCTTATTGAGAGCACCCCAATCGTTGTAGACATCTACAAGCTGATTCCAGATGTAGTTACTACGACCGAAAGCCAAAGGTACAATCTTGAAATCATCTACATTCTCTCTATACAGCTTACGTCCGGAGGGGCCTTCTACAGGCTCCCATGTGTCTACTCTACGTTCTGTGTGTAGTACATCGTGTACGAACGCCCAAAACCCAAACCTATGCGAAGGTCGAGTGCCTTCTGGCACAGTTGCTAGAGGGCCATTTGCACCACCAAGAACACTAGTCCATCGACCCTCATCATTGAATGTGTACATCCAGTAGTCTGCAAGCTTGGGGTCATCCTCGTCACCTGTTGCTACTACGGTCATAAAGGCTTGATCGCCATCTTTGAACCATAGTTCTTTTCGTAATTCTGTCGAAGTTTCCGACGAAGTACGCCTGTCTATTCTATTCTGTATTCCACTAATACCTACCATGGATTTCTCCTTTACCAATAATTTTTATCTTTTAGAACCCTATCTAGGGTAGCACATTTTCGTATGTCTTGTACATCTTTATAGGGCCCCGGAATCTTTACATAAGAAACCCTAACTCCCTCTCCTAACACTGTCAAGGCTTTATCCAAACCAATTTGACCGGCTTCATCGTTATCAAAACACAATACTACTTCTCCTACTGATAAATCCTGTAGTAACTCTGCTTGGGCTTTCGACATATAAGCCCCAAGGAGGGCTACCGCAGGGTAACCATTCTGATCTAACCACATGGCATCTAATGGGCCTTCTGTTACATATATTAGGGGGACTTCGTTTATTAGATGCCCACCGAAAAGTAATTTAGACTTTTTCAATGATTGGTTATACAAGTACTTTGGGAACCCGCTCTCTCTTCTTACGGCCCACCCAACAATACGTGCCAGTTCATCCCGTACAGGAAAAGCTAGCCCATTTTGTCCGGTTATCCCACATTCCCACCGCTTCAAAGTTTTGACTGCGAACTGCCTATCGAAAATCCAATTAGGCACAAATTTAGTGTTGTACGGAAAGTCTACTTCCGGAAGTGTGGTTAGTTCAGCCTTCTCATTATCGAAGAACGAGGTGTCTACTATTACCTCATTATCTCCTATAAAACTATCTACTTGTTTACCTGATAGATTCAGATATCTTCGTAGAAACGATTTGAGACCCCCTTGACCACACCCCCGAAAGCAAATCCATACACCTTCTTCTGTGTTGATTGAGCACGAGTCGTGTTGGTCAGTGTGGAAAGGGCACCTAATGGTGAACTGTTCTACTCCTACCGGAGTATTCAACCCTGCTTTTAGCAGGACTGCTGACCAATCAATCATTACTTACGTCCTCTTCGATCTAGCTTGTTAGCTCGAACAAAAAGCACGACTTCATTCTCGTAACCATTAGAGTCGTTAACACGGCCCCGACGAATATCAGCTACCGTAATCGGTACAGATGGTTTCCCCGGCCCTTTGCTCTTAGTGGTTCTAACAATAACACTGTTCTCATCTTTCTTCAACCATGCGAATAATTGCATTTCTTTCCTCCTAGAAAACGTCATCTATTTCCTTTATTTCACCTTCATCAACATTCCACAAAAAGGTACACATATCGACCGGTAAATCTCCATCCCTGTACTTCTGAAACTGTATTGATCTGAGGTTATCAGAATCCTCTACCATGCACATAGAAAGTGCAATATCAGAAGCACGGATGAGAGCATCACCAAATGCTACTTGATCGGCACGAGGAGGCGCAAACATATTTGACGCATCTCTCGTAGCCTGTGTTGATACCATAATAGTCGTATCTTGAGCTAAAGCCAAGTTTTTCAAACCATAGAACAAGCTATGATTCTGTTCCCACGAAGCTGAATTCTTCATGGCAGTAGATACCAGATACACACCGTCAATGACAGTAATATCCGGAGCGTGTTTTCTTATTAAATTAGCTATACTATGGAGAGAAATACTATCTTCCCCACTTATATGATCACATATCAGTAGGTTCTTCTCATCTAACTCCGTTAGAAATTTAGCATACTTCTCTTCATCAATCGGGCTACCTGTCCTCAAGGCTCGGTGGGAAAGTTTGTAACCACTTTTATTCCCCATAATTACATCCATACGCATGTCAATAGATTTTTTAGTCATCTCAGTGGATACGAAAAGTGTCTTATATCCGTTGAGAGCGGCTGTTGCAGCGATATCAGTACATAACCATGTTTTACCCACAGTAGGCCGAGCAAAGGCAGATATAAGGTCTCCGGGTTGCCACCCTACCCCAGTAGAATTAATTGAGGTAAATGGGGTTTTTATCCCTATGAGCCCGTCCCCCATTTTACGTAGGGCACTCCTCTCTTTCCAATCTTCTAACCTATCCAAGTTACCTGTATCATATTCCTGTACATCTTCATCATATAGAACTTCTATATCATTCAAATCATGTAATATTTTCCCCATAGCTTTCTTAGGGTTTTCTGTAAGTTCTTCTTTGTTACCCGAAAAAGCTGATACAACTTTTCTAAACAATACCTGCTTCTTAAATTCGTCTTGAGCGTAAGAAAACTCTACTGTTACTGCATCTTTTCTTAGTTTAGAGAACTCTTCAAGTAATACTGCGTGGGTAGGAAAATCTCTATACTCATCTAAATATTTCTGGACAAACATATAAGCATCCTTATGCACGGCAAAATCATTCTGCGGGTGCCTAAAAGCTTTATAGTTGTCGGAGTCACATAAATTAAAAACCAAAGCGGACTCTATAAAATTAAAACTATCACTGTTCATTCTGTACTAATCCTTTACTGAATATAGAATTCTACCATATACGTTGTGGATAAAGGCAGATACCCCTTCTTCTCCTGCGGACGCACCATCGGCTACTGTCTTTGCTTGCACGTATGTTTTATACGTCCCTAGTATCCACGTTTTCCGCAACTCAGAATTTTGTGTAACAACACGAAACAATCCTTCTTTCGGTGCAGCACGACTTGTTAAATCAGTGTAGGGTATCTCTTTTGCTTTGTCAATTGGTGTCATTCCACTTCTCCAACGTATCTGTAGCTTTTGCTAATTTCTGTTTATCCGATGCGGTTGGAAACCACTTAGTTTCCAAGTGTACCACAGTTCTCCAGAGGTGTCTAATTCTAGAATCCCCATATAGTAATACACTAGCATACAGTTCTGGGCGTTGGCAAGTGGGTAAGTAAGAATTGATCCCACCTAGAATATACATTATATGTACGTCTTTACGTCCCTGTTTTATCCCTGCATAAAAAGCTCCTACTAATGGATAAAAACCAAACGTTTGAATAGCTTCTTTCAAAGCTTTAGTTTCTCTACCTATAAAGGTTGGGGATTTATAATCAGTATCAAATCTATCTTTGTAAAAATGGCTGAAAATTTTATATAGTGTGGGGGCGTTTTTAAACTCTATGCCCAAGGAATTTTTGTTTAACATGTTCCCTTACTGATGCTAAGGAGTTATTAGGAAAAGTCTTTTCGAACTTAAGGTGTATCTCTTTGAAGGAGTGACCTGATTGACGCAAAGCTAGAAAAGCTAATTCCGATTCCGTAAGTTGCAAAGATTGTAACAAATCTTTTATTTCTACTAAATTTAACCAATCTTTTGGTTCTTTTAGGAGCATTTCTTGAGAAAACTCTTGGGGGGATGATCCATCTGCCGTTGAATCGGTAGCGAACGTTTGCCCTAGATAAGAAGCTTCATTATTAAGATTACGTTTAGATTTAGTTGCTAGAGTGCGAATTGTGTTTACCATAGTTCTGTGTAAATAGGTGTGGAAGGTAACATTCCTATCAGGGTCAAACTTTTTAGCTGCTTTTAAAATACATATCCTAAGTTCTTGTGCTAAATCATCCCTATCAATACCGTTAATTTTGTAAGTTGAAATCATCCTATTTATTTTCGGTTCCCACTGTTTAATAAGACTATCATCAATTTCCAATATACTGCTCCTTCCTATACTTGTTGTAACATTGATTGTTACAGAATGCATGTTTATACTTTAATTCATAAGCACGGCGTACTTCTGATTTTAACCTATAAATGGTGGAATTGCAATAGTCACAGGATAGTTTTATCCGTCTATTCTTCTCTGAGCACTCTTTAGAGCAGATAGGCCGCTTTTTAGTCCTGTTCAGGATAGCCGTATTACATACTTTACAGTACATGACGGGACGCAACCTAGGTGGATTTGTATCTAAACTTCTCCTATTTAAGACAGCCCATACTCTCTGCTTTGTAGCTCCTAACTCAGAAGCTATTTCAGAAACCCGCATGAATGGGTGCTTCTTACGGAGCCTTACTACTCTGTTTTTGAATTTCACTAAAATTCGTCTGTGGAGAGTTGACTTTCTTCGTAAGATTTTACATGATCAGTTACTTGGGATTTCCATTTAGCAGCAAGTTTAGTTGCATCGACTGATCCTTCATCCATTCTAAGAATATATGAAGATGCAGCAACAACCCTAGCCCATTGTGCATCCGTAAATGATACCGTTACATCTGGCATTATAATTTCTCCTTTAATTCCTTAACTTCTTCCGATAATTCTTGAACTGCTTTTATAAGTATGGCGATAAATTCTGTAGGTCTTGCGCCATACTTCTCCCTTTCCTTGTCGTAGGTTATTCCTCCAAAATCCTCTAGTGAATCTATACCGTAATTTTTTAAAGTTCCTATAACATCTTGAGCTACTATACCGTAGTGGGTAGTAGTATCTGTAGTTTCATCTTTCCACTTGTATGACACAGGATTTAAATCATTAACAAAATCTAATCCTAAATTAGTAGGCTGAATATTATCTTTAAGGCTCCTGTCGGAATCATCAGTTGCAGCATTAGTTGAGGTTATGTCTACAGCGTACACATGCTTCCATCTTGCCCCAGTTAAACCGTTGTACTTAGTTCCAGTAGTACCTAAAGGATACATCCCCGTATTGTACATAAGCAAAACAGCAGTGGTTCCAGCGGTAAACCCTAATAGGTTAGTTCCAGCAGAATACATACCAGTATCAACGTCACTCTGAAATGAATACGCTGGCGATGAAGCAGAGGCAGCAGCAGCGTAATAATAATTAGAATTAATGGCATAAACTGGGCGGCTGTTCCACCCAGAAGACGCTGTCGGGTAGTACCCTATATTTATCCACGGGGCTGCTTGGCGAGTTCCCAGAGTACCGTCTGAACCATTCATTGCAGCCATTGGGTACAAATTACAATAAACTCTGTCATTTGTTGTATCTAATACTTGTTTCAGCTCTAATCCTGAGGTTATAGTATCTGATGCTAGCTTTACGGCATACGATACCGGGGCATGAAGCAGTACATTAGTAAATCTCTTCCCTGTCAGGGCTAAGTAAGTAACACTATCAATTACACGCGCTCCTAGGTACCCGTATTTATTTTCATCATACGATCCGTTCTGAGCATTCCCGATATAAGAAGTACCCCTTTCAAATTTTATTAGGGAGTCGCCACCAGTTCCAATTGCAGTGTCTGTGCTGCCAAATACATACATCCCATTCTCGGCAGCATTACCGTTCCCTACAATTTCCACAGTTTTATTTGCATCACCCCCGCCCTGTCCACTTGCATTATAAAATCTAAAGCCGCTTCCAGTATTTGTAGCTCCTGCACCACTAATGGTTGACCCGAAGACTCCCGCAAGGCGCGCTCCATCTGGCCCCGCTTGCGTCCCGTCATATAAGTCCATATAGCTACTATAGCCCATCCTCATAGTTAGATAACCATTGGTTCCATCGTAGAAATTTATCCCCCCAGCCGGTTGTACGTACATTAGAAGATTTGCAGCCGCTAACCCACTATTATTATAAAATTTAATACCTGTACCTGCATAATGAGCAATAGTAGTAGCGTTTGAAGCGGTAGTTGCTGTGCCGTTATAAAATTTCAGCCCAGTCTCATTGAGCCCTGATAAAATATAGCCGTTGGCACTACGATCATAGAAACTTATCCCAGCCGCATCAAATTTTCCCAGTAAGTGATCTGTTTCCGCACCGCTTCTAATTGATATAGACTGATTATCCCCATCTATATCAAGCCATTTACCTGTCGTATCGGATAC